GCAGTTGATAGCGGCTTTACCGCGAATAACGGGTGCAATCGTAAAAGGATTTAAGTCTGTTAATTGGTTTGATTTGGGTTTGCAGTTGATAAAGTCAATTTGGGGAGGCATCAAATCAATCGAGAGCGAGATGTGGAACGGCGTCAAAGAAAAAACGTCAGAATTATGGGGCGGTGTAAAAAATGTTGTATCGGAAAAACTGAACAACATAAAAAGTGCCTATGACGCGCACGGCGGTGGACTGAAAGGTGCTACATTTGCGGCAATAGAGGGTGTCAAGGAATACTACAGGACAGGCTATGACGCAATTAATCAATTAACAGGCGGTAAGCTCGGCGAGATTATTAATGCAGTCGGCGAGAAGATGGAAGTCGTAAAAAGTAAATTCGGTGAAGCATTTGGCAATGTGAAAAACACCGTAATGACTATTTTTGAAAACATAAAAAACGGCATTGTTGAAAAGATTACGGCGGCAGTTGACACAGTTAAAAATGTGTTCACTAAAATTTCTGATACTGTATCATCTGTATGGGACAAAATAAAAAGCCTGCTGAAAGCACCAAAGATTGTGCAGACAGGAACTGTTACGGTGATGGGGGTTGATACACCTATTCCAAAATTCGGATTGGATTGGAACGCCAAGGGCGGTATTATGACACGTCCAACTGCATTTGGATTTGCAAACGGCAAGATTCAAATGGGTGGCGAAGCAGGGGCTGAGGCGATACTTCCACTTTCGGCATTTTGGCGAAATTTGCAGGCATACACCGAAAACAGTCAAAAGAAAAGTCAGGGAAACAATGATATTAATATAAACGTCACCATTAATGCAGGAAATGCGAACGAAGAAGAAATGGCGGCACGATTTATAAATATAGTTGTACCTGAAATAAAACGACAGTATGCAATTTTATAAAGGAGTGAGGGAAATTGTTAGATTTTTACCTAAGCGTAAATAACAGCGAGGAGGTAGTGCATATTCCTGTCACTCCTTCCTCTTTTTCTGTGACAAATTCACAGTCGACAGAAACATTTGAATCAGCCGGATATGGCTGGATTAAAATTATAGGAAATACCGAATTGCGAGGTATTTCGTGGGACGGAACATTTCCTGTCCATGACTATCCGTTCAGACGTGATGCGTCAATGGACGGTCAAGAATACTACGAAAAATTAAAATCGTGGCAAAAACGAAAATTGCCTGTTCGTTTAGTGATTACATCAACCGGTTTTGCAAACATCAGCATAAATATGGCTGTAGCCATAGAAAAATTAGATTTTGATGTTGGCACAACTGGCGATTTGGATTATTCGATTGAATTGGGCGAAGTAGAGCTGTTAAATGATACGGAGGATACAAATATGGCACAGTTAGATGATTTGGCGGCAAGAATGGACGCAGTCGAAAAACGGTTGGATTCATTGGAAAACGAAAAAATCTATAATTATATGGACGATAATATGCCCTCGTGGGCAAAGCCGACAATCCAAAAACTAATGGATAGGGGTTATCTGAACGGCACAGGTGATAACGAGCTGGGATTGACTATGGACATTATCAGAATGTGCGTGATGATAGATAATGCAAACGGTTTTGAGGGTTATACCGTTGACAGTATTCCTGATTGGGCTGCACCAACGATTGAAAAAATCAAGAAAAAGGGTTATTTGTCCGGTATTGATGATGACGATTTGGGGCTGACAAAGAATATGATTCGCATATTAGTTATTTTAGACAAGTCCGGAGCATTTGGTGATTAAATATGGCAAGTGGACAGGATTTAGTTAAAATTGCACAGGCTGAAAACGGCACAAAGGAAAACGGAACGAATAACGTCAAATATAATACATGGTTTTACGGACACGAAGTAGACGGAAGTAATTATCCTTGGTGTGCGGTATTTGTTTCGTGGTGTGCGGATAAAGCAGGCATTACAACAGACATAATGCCTAAAACGGCAAGTGCCGGTTATTTTGCACATTATGCGAATCAGGGACATGGTGAGGTTTTCACCAATAAAAATCCCGAAGCAGGTGATTTGTTTTTAATAAATTACAATGGTTCGGATTGGGCAAATCATGTAGGTATAGTTGCATCGTGTGACGGTTCCAATATCACAACGATTGAAGGCAATTCATCCGATATGGTTCGATCCAGAACGTTATCAATGTCCGGATTGACGTTTGTTCATTTTAATTTGGATAGCAGTAGCGGAATGACTGCTGCTTGGACGGCACGAGAAGTACCGAATATCGGCAGGGATTTAGCCACAAAAGCATATATGGCATATCAGTTATACACTGATAAATCATCAGGCGGATATAGCTATTTATGGGGCAGTAATTCGACAACTGCAAATGGTGGACTACGAAAATACAAAGAATTCTATTGTGTAGCAATGGGTTCATACTACGGTCCGGACGGAACATTTATCAAAGTGGAATTTGATGACGGCAAGACGATTTATTGCGTAAAGGCTGACGAAAAAAAAGACAGTGAAACAGACAGCAAACATATGTATCACGACTATCCGTTTGATCGTAATGTATTGGAATTCATTATTGACAGAACAGTTGTGCGAAATAATGATGAATTTACATCAGCATTAAATGCTGCCGGTATAAACCGTTCAGCACGAATCAAGGCAATATGGACTTCGGACAGCGAACCAACCTACGGCGGTGCAGGAAGCACAACGGCAGAAAATGAAAAAGAATATCATTTTATTGATACAAACGAGAAAATTTCCATACATCCGACAATATTCAAACAAACACCAATGCAGTGTGACCGCCATAATGGCGGTTTAACGGTGTTATGCAACGATATTGATATATCGTCATATGTGGGGGATATATCGTGGCAAAATACCAAAGATACGCTTGCAACGCTATTCAATTTCAGTGTTCCAAAGGCAGGTGATATGAAGTACATCAATATGTACAAACCGCAAGAGGGCGATATTATTCGTTACAGTGGTGGTACACAAGAAGATTTTAGGGGTGTAATTATCGAAGTTGATGACGGCGATAATTACGTTAATAAATATGTTGCCGGTGATGTGGGACAGTATCTGAACAAAACCAGTGATACATATCAATTTACTGCAATGCGTGCTGATGATTGCATTAAAAAAATATGCGGTGATTTATGTATTCCTATTGTGATGATACCGGAATTACCGTTATTGATTACGCAAATTTATGTGGACAAGGCGGTATCAGATGTTATAGCTGACATACTGACACTGTGTGGCGGTGTACATAATTTTGATTTTGTTCCTGACGGTATCAGAATTTATAATTGTGCGGATATGGTTGTAAATCCACAATTCAGAATATCGTCAAACACCGAATTGAAAAATTCAATAAAGTATATCGGAAACGTTGAGCATAAAACCAGCATCGATGACAGAAAAACAAGCGTAAAGGTTATTTCGGATACAGATGTTTTAACAACACTGAAAGATGAAAACAGCATTGCACAATTCGGTTTTCTGCAAGAAGTTATCAAAGTCGGTGAAAATGAAGACGCAAAAGACGTGGCAAAAAACAAGTTGTCGGAGCTGAACACTACAAGCGAAACATATTCCGGTGAAATTATTGAAGAACTGAACAGCTATACCAGAGCCGGAAGCGTTATCGCTATCGGTGATGAAAAGTATTTGATAAATAGCAGTCAGCACAGTATAAAGCAAGGTGTGCATTACAATAAATTAGATTTGGAGCGATTATGATATGAATAACGGATACACAGAATTGGCAAAAATGCTGAAAAATTTAAACAAGGGTGAAACCTATGGTCCTGTATTCGGCAGAATAACGCAATTACCGGATTTAATCATAACACGCAGTAACAATATACAACTGACAAAAAATCACGTTGTAAGCATTGTAAATCTGTATGAACGTGATGCCGAGGGAAGATATATTCACAACGGCAAGAAAGTTGTCCTGTTACCGTATAACAACGATAACAGTTATATTGTGTTGGGGGTGATTCAAGATGGCTGATTATGTTACGACAGAACCGGCATTTGATTTTGAACGTGGTGATTTTGTTATTATAAACGGTCGTCCGAAAATGGTTGTCGGTATGGATCGACTACGAAGTTGGATAGGCAAGGTACTGCGAACGCAAAAAGGACGGTACAAGATATATAACGGAACATCATATGGGACGAGAATTAAAGATACATTTGTAGGTAAAACATTCACGCATGACTATATGCTGTCTGAAATTCAGCGAGAAATTACTGAAAATTTAGAAAAAAACAAGGATATTGTCAGTGTGGACGGTTTTTCGGCAACAGTAGACGGAACACATTTGATAGTTGAATTTACTGTTACAACAGTGTACGGAACAACGGATTTAAAGGAGGCACTATAATGGCAGAAACAATAACATCTATAACGGAACGTCTTCTGGCAGAAGT